GGGAACAGGCGACGACCTGCTGCACCCTTGAACTTCTCCACAAGGAACTCAAACAGTTCCTCCAGTGGGGCTGGGCCACTTGCTCTACCACCAAAGGTTTTGAGACGTGCGCCAGCAGGACGAACCTCTGACGTATCCCATTGGGGTATCTGCCCTGCGTATAAGAGAGAGATTAGTTCACGCAAAGATTTAGCCCATCCTGGACGGGAGTCGCCAACCTTGATGACTGTATCACTGAGATGCATGTCTTCGTTGACGACAGGCAGCTTCTCAATGTTGTGACGTTCTACTGAGAAGCCTACACCAGTGCCACACATGAGTATATACATAGTCTCATCGAATGCTCTTGGACTATCCACAGGTACGTAAGAACAGTTATAGCCACCCACATGACAGCGATCCAACGCAGGACCAGCAGTCATCAATGCTCTCATGCTTGGCATGATGTCTTGATTTAGTACGGCTTGTTCCAGTTCACCCCGTAGTTCATTCGACAGAGTATACTTGTGCTTACTCTTGAGATGCTGTGCCATGTAATCAAAGTATCGTGCGACTGTCTCGCCCCATGTTTCACGCCGTTGTTCATCTTCCTTCCATCGGGCATACCGTGAAAGAGCAATGAAGTTTTGATAGTCCGTTGGTAAGTAATTGTTCATGTTGTCTCACTCCATAATAGTTTTTATATGTCTGATGTTTGCACCCTCTATTTCATAAAAATATTCTTCAAGACTGTCTTGTATATCTTGCCCTACATTTTCATCGGCTGGTATAGGATACTCTTCTGGATCAATGTCTAAGGTTATATATAGTTTAACTTTCATTACATTCCTCTACTAACTTATCCAGATACCATTGCGCTTTCTGCAAATCTTCTACACCATTCTTGTAACGATAACGCCACAGATATTTCATTATGTTTCCTTGCAAGTAGTATTCGTATCCATCACCTGTTGCTGCACGTATTGCATCTATGCATTCTATACCAGCCTTATTATAATGAGGTGGGCTGTTCACCATATCTGTTTTTGTGTTTGATATTTTTGTTGTGTAAAACTCGTCCATCAGTTTCTCCTCATCTTCAGCTAGTTTGTTTTTCATATACTCTTCATGTCGCATTATGCAGTACCCTTTGTATCGCTGTTAAAATTAATGGTAATGACATTGCCATCTACCGATTCAATCTCTGCTGTACCACTGTTTCTCTCGTCAAACTCATAAGAAAAATAATTCTCTACGTAATGAGATACAAAATGTCTAAACTCGTCATCCTGTTCCATGAGTGGAATAGTTGATAGCATACACTTTACTACATACTCCATATCTTGATATAAGTCAAGTGGAACATCGTTGCCTTGGCTACTGATGACAGAAAAATTTGCTTCACCTGTATACTCCTCATTATCTTTTACAGGTCGCACACGTATAAGAAAATCTTCGTCTAGTATTTTTTCTTCCTCTGTCATTTTTTACTCCTTTTTACTTTTGTCCCTTTGAACTTTACAAATTTTGGATGTTTGTTTTTTCCCTTTTCTTTTAACCAATCTTCAGGAATGATGCGATCATAATATCTAAAGCCATACTTAATACACCACTCACCGTACGTTGACTTAGCACCCTTACGTAGCTTTCGTCTGCTACTTTCAAATACAAAACGTATGTCTAAGTTAGGATGCTGTCGTTTAATTGCAAGATGCTTACGACGATCTGCTGCCGTAAACATACCCTTTGTTTCAATAATGATACCGTTGGACAGCACGAAGTCTGGTGTGTAGGTTCTGTAAGCAAGGTCTTCCCACTCAATCTTAATAGACTCATAATCAAATTTGATTTTTAAGTTTATAAGATATTCAGAAATCTTATGCTCAAGTCCACTACGAAATCCTAACTTACGTGCTGCCCTAAATCGTTTGGCATTATGCATTACGATGCTCTACCAGCAAAGAATGATGCTTCATTATACTCAGGTGCTAACTCAATATATGAAACCATCTTAGGTTGCTTTGCTTGTGACTTCACGGCTGGCAATTCTTTTAGGTTGGGCCAACATGCTTTGCGATAGTCGCAGAAAGAACATTCTTTGCACAACATCTTATTACCTGTTGCCTTACCCCTAAATGTTTCTTCGACAGGTTCAAAGCACCGACTGAACTCATTTGTGTTTACAGTGTCGATTGTGCTATTGATCTTTTGCATCTCCGCTTCTTCATCAATGCCTGTAGCTGGAACGTATTTGAAACTACCATTTGCTTTATTGACTACCCACCAGCCCCCAGGTTTTAGACCTGTAGCTTTTGCATAACCGACAAGCTGCGCTACGTACCCAAAGGCATCCCCATTACGTAGTGTTTCAAATGACTCAAACTTGTTACGATACGACCAATCAGATGCTGACTTGACATCATCAACAGCACCATCAAGAGTAAGATCGTATGTTCCATTAATTGTATGTTCACCAATATCAAGTGATACACTTTCTGAATCTCCATACTCAACTCCCGCTTCTGTTAGTAGCCCTTTGAATACTGCTTCTACAATATCGCCAAGCATCATGTTCATAACAAATGTAGTTGGGCGAGGCAGGGCTGTCTCAGGTTTATTTTTGTCGAACCAAAGTTGGCAAGTTGGCCTACCAAGATTAGACATACGTAACCTAAATTCACGTTTCCCTGTCCCACCAAACTGGCGAAGCACAGCCTGTCGAACATCCTCTGCGATTTGTTTAGCAGTGTCCTCTGACATGGTTGACTTACCTTTTGTGGCATCGTCCATGTATTTGTGCAACGCCAGTTCGGCTGGATGATTCATATCATTCTACCTCTTCAACATCAATGTCAACAAAAGATTCAGCAAGTTCCTTTTCTTCCTCAGTTGCCTTCGATACTTGCTTCTCTTCCCACTCTGAAAGAATCCTGCGATTGTGATTTTCAACCACAGCTTTAAAGTCTCTCAGTAAGTTTTGGTCATCATCTACAATGTCATGCACTGTATTCAAATCAGCTTCGCAGACAGGTATGTAGTACATACCACTTGGCCCTTTACGTTCAGCCGTCGTCACGATAGTGTCATGCATAATAGGTAGTCTGCTATGTTGTGCAAACTTATTGAATACGTCACCGAAGTTTTTGTATCCTTCCTTTACTGACACATCGTAAACGAATGGTACATTCTCTAGTTCAACAGAATTACCTTGTTCATCCTTCGCATCTACAAAGGTAACAGTGCCATACAGAGAACGAGTACGCTTGATGGACCGAATCAGTTCCTTCATGTCCTGTGACAACGCATCGAAGTCCTTAATGTAACCAGAGGGTTTACCACAGTTAAAGTTACCAGCATCGTCTTTCAAATCAATGTCCAGCTTCTCTGCCATGACAGTCTTAACATAGTTGTTGCTAGACGAATCATACTTCTGATACAGAAACCTTTGCATAAACAAACGCATCTTAATCTTTTCAGCGTAGACATCATTGCCATCTACGTTTGCCATAAAGAATGATCCAGCCGATATGATATCGACATTCATTGTCTTACCATTAACCTCTGCCTTACCCTTGATAGGCTGGCTATGGATTTTAATACGGGCAAGACTACTCTTGTTCTCACCTGTATCAGCAGCCATGCCTAGCATCTGTGCCATAGCTGCATAGTTGTTAGAATTAATTACTGCAAGTTCAGTCATATATAAATACTCCTTTCGTATAATTTAGAAGCGTAGTTGTATCACACAACGTCTTTGGTGTCAAGCCAATTCTCACCAATTTTTGCTTCCAGTTCTAGTGGTACGTTAAACACAATACCCCATCTCATTGTAATCAAACCAGGAAGATCAGTATTAGTTTTGTTAATAATATCAATCACCTGACGTTCTTCGTTTGGATGCACATCCACTACAATACTATCATGCACACTGTTTACAACGCATGACTCCATTCCCACCAACAACTTATCAATATGCAACAAAGCAATAGGCACGATATCTGCTGTAGCAAATGACTGCACAGGATAGTTCTTGATCTGTGTAAAGTTTGTTATCTTGCCACTCTCAAGTCGTTGTACCCCTTCAAACTTAAACTGACGACCAGAGGGTGTAGTAATCATCTCTGTAGTTAGAGCCTCTTTAGCCAGTCTGGTATGCCAATCTGCGATGCCTTTATATTTCTCCGTGAAGTGTGTGTAGTATTCTGCTTCCGCTGTTGTTCTGCCGAATCCCGTTGCGCCATATAACGGCGCGAAAGTATGCGCTTTCGCAGTCTGTCTGTCCGTAGGCTGACCAGCATTGGTAATAACTTCAGCGGTGTATGAGTGTACATCAAATCCAGTAGACACTTCTTCAATTGCTACTCCATCTTGTGATAGGAATGCAGCAGCCCTAAACTCCAGTTGGGCAAAGTCTGCTTCCAATACTTTACCATCAGGCCAACGAGATACAAACACCTTCTTGACAGGGAACGTACCACCACGTGGCATGTTCTGCATGTTGGGGTCTGCACCCGATAGACGACCTGTGGCTGTCCTATGTTGCAACAGTCTGACATGCAACTTGCCATCTTGTTTAGTGTGAGTACGTATGCCTTCAACAAAGGATGAGAGATATGTATCCACAGCCGACAGCCTACGCACCTTAGACAAGAACGATACTGCATCGTCCATACCTTTACTACGCGCTGCCTTCTCTAGCATTTCAAGGTTACCCTTGCTGGTGCTAAAACCATTTGCACTTGCCCACTTAGCATTAGGTGGCATAAACTTTAAGCCAGCTACCTTGTCAGTGGCTTTGTATAGATAGCCACTAGCTGCACAAGTAACACACTTATGTGTCTTGGCAAATGGTGTACCATCTTTCTTTGTCTTGCGAATGTATCCCGTACCACGACAGTCGTTACACTGTTCAGCATACGTCTTGTACATGCGTTCTGTTTGACTGCGTATCAAGTCCTTGAAGGGTGTATCCCTCATGTATGGCTCAATAGTATTTGACCACCGTGTTTTGTCCTTGACTTTACGACTGTAGATTACCCAAGACAATTGCTCTGGGCTGTTGAGATTGATAGGCGTGTCACCCATTATGTCACGAATGTGTTCTTGTAGGCTGTCAATAAGTTGACGCTTCTCCTCTTCAAATTCTTGACGCACTGTATCTAGGGCAGTCAAGTCCACAGCAAAGCCACGCTGATAAATACGGGCAAGGCATACAGCGACTTGGTTCGTCAGGTCCACTGTACCACGCAATCCAATATCTTCTTGCTTGTTTAATCGTAGCATCAGCCTATCTGCCAGTTGTTGTGTAGCATGTATGTCAGCAGACAAGTATTCACACAACTCTGCATGTGGTATGTCACTGGTGCTATAACCCTTCTTGAAGTATTCTTTCAGTGTGTCTTGCTTCTTGGTATCCAACTCGTAGCGTTCAGAGCATGCCTCAAGTGACAGAGGTTCTTTAACTCCACGTTGCATGACGTACTCTGCCAGCATTGTATCAAACACGGGACCATCATACGTGAAGCCGGATTCCCATAGCCATAGCAAATCATACGCAGCATTGTGACATATAAGTACAGTGGCTTCATCTAAGTAATCTTGAATAGCGCAAACTTCTTCATTGTACAGATACATATCGGATGGCGCATGATCTACGTCACTATGGTCAAACGTAGCTATGTATTCATCTCCCTTGTCTGTAAGTACACCAACCATGACCAATGAATTATTAGGTTCAAACGGATCAAGGTGCATCTTGCCGTCACGCTTGGTGACAGTATTCTCTACATCGAGTGTCAGTTTCATATCTATACCTCGTATCTTCCTATTGTGTAATTCAGTTCACAATGTACCCTACCATGCCAGCCAGTCAGCTTGTTCTTGACTACGCATAGATGGCGTTGTGTGTCTTCTTCATCCTGCCCATCAACTTGTGGGTTCTTGGCAATCAGTACCATCAAGTCTGCCTCTGCTGCCTTACCTGTACGTGAACCCTCCATCATACTCTGGTTCAGTATTGTCTTACCCTCTGCCTCTGCACTTAGCTGTGACATGTAGAACACAGCACAATTATACTGCTTGGCAATCATCCTAGCGTAGATAGCATTAGCCTTCAGTGCTTCATCAGGACGTGAGTAGCCAGACATAGTAGCGAATTTATCGCCCATGTCAAGCACAATGATGTCAGGCTTGTACGATTTACACACACTCTCTACCCATGCCATGTCCCTACCTGTAGAATCCTTGATGCGAATCTTGTCATACACAGGACGATACAAGTCACGCGCTTTAGCTGGGTTGTTCTTTACTTCCCACATAGTTAGTCCCGTTGCTGCTGTCAGGTAACGTGCAGCTACACGATGATAGCTTTCCTCGTTACACAAGACAATGCAGTTGGCACCCTGATGTGCAAAACCTCCTGGACCAGCAATGATACTGGCATGGAATGATGTCTTACCTGTGTTCGGTCTGGCACCAATCTCAATCAGATGTCCATCGTTCACGCCCTCAACCTTGCGTGTCAAAGCAGGGATGTTGAATGTCCATCGTGCTTCCAAGTCATTCTTAGCAATGATAGTGTCGATAGATATGTCGTCCCATTCGATGTTCAGCTTGGGTGTAAAGTCCTCGCCATACTTTTCCAACAGTTGCTGTAAAGGCTCTAGGCTGGCCTTGTCACCGTTCACATAGTCGAACCCCAACTCTGCAATCTCTGCCCCTACAACCTGCTGAAACAGTCGGGAAAGTACCTCTCCTGCTACGTCGTTGCCTAGTGGGTCAGTGCGCTGGATGTTATTGAACAGGTTGTTGAACGACTCACGCTGTGCTGGTGTAATAGACGGGTTACTAGATATGAACAGGGCTTGCACTTCCTCTGGTGTGACAGTCCTGTCGTACCTGTCTATTGCAGTATCAACTGCCTTCTTAATCTTACGCACGTCTGCACTGAACAGTTTGTCAGGGCATCTAGCCCCACGATTGTTCTCGTAGAAGTCTTTGTTCATTAGACTTCGGACAAGAGATAATTCCATCAGTTCCATTGTGTTGCTCCTAATTGTTTCAGTTTGTCGATGTCTGTCGGGTTGCGATACTTTAAGTCTTTCTCAAGGCGTAACACCTTTACTTCTGGTATGTGACCACGCAACTCTTTCGCCATTGCGATAGTCTTTGGTAGTACGTCAGGGTCTAGTGCAACGATAGCTGCTGAGAACCGTGTGAGATAATGCTTGTGTTCTTCAAGCAATGTAGTACCTAGCAGTGCGACCCCGACAAACTTCTCACCACCAACTACTGATGCACTCACACAGTCCTCAACAACTACGGCGACATCCCCCCAGCCATAGGTATATGGGAGACCACCAAACCCATACCTTCGCCATTTAGGGAGTCGCTTTGTCAACGCCCGACCAGTAGCGTCAACAATCTTGTTCCTGTGTACGATAGGAAATACAACTCTGTCATCCTTTACATCGTATAGTAATCCCATTCTATCTACATCCAATCCCCATCCAGCACACCATCTATCCATGTAAACATTAGTGCGCTTAACTATGTACGGGGGTAATTCAAATTCTATTTCTTTCTCTTGCTGCTTACTCTTCATTCGCTTGATGTCATCTGGTGTAAGTCCAGTACGCTTACCACCACTGATACCACACGATGCCTTATAACAGTTCCATACAATGTTACCACTCATGTTAGATACAGTAAAAGTTTTGTATCCTTTACATACAGGGCAATCAATACGCTTAGATTCACCTATGTATAATACTATATCATCTATTATACTACTTAATGTATTATACATAGTATATATCCTCTTCTTGTTCGGCATCTAGTGTGCTTGTACCATGCTGGTTTCGTTTTGTCAATGCATAATTTGCAGCATCGTATGTATTTTTTATGTACGGCTTGACCGATTGTGGATTAGCATGTCCTGTAACCGACATGATTTGTCCTATTCCTACACCAGCCTGTACCATCTCTGTTGTGCCAGTACGTCGCAGGTCAGATAGTCGCAGAGTGTCGGGCAGTCCAGCACCCCGTATCAAGCTACGTCCATGCCGTGACATCTTGTACTTTGTGTACGGCAGATACTCACCATTGATAGGGTATGGACGTGGGGCAACATAATCCTGGAATCCAAAGTCTTCTCTCTGTTGCGTCAACATCTCATGCAAATCATCTGACATTGGTAGATACACCTCTGCCCTACGCTTTGACTGCAAGATATGTACACGCTTGTGTTCCATGTCTATGTTACTCCACTTTAACAGCCTCATGTCGCCCACTCGTTGGCACCATTCGTATGCCATGTGTGCAATCAATCCTAGATTGCGTGTGTTGAAATCACTGTACGCAAAGTCCAACAACTGGACAACATGATCCTTTTCCCATAGTGTGTTACGGCTCTTAGGTGTACGCCGACGCACAGAGTTGAAAGGGTTGCTGCTTACCATCTCCATACGCAAGCCGTGATTGTACACGACTCGCGCAACTGCCATTGTCTTGTTGGCAAAGTGAATACCTCGCTGGCACCAGATATCATACGCTGTCTTGCACATTTTAGTTGTCAATTTCTTGACATCTACTTGGCGGAGGGATTTCCCCTCCACCCTAGTGTCCAATACTTGGCGCAAAAGATACTGATAGTCAGCTTTAGTTTCATCCCGTAAGTCATTGTATTCATAGGATGAATAGTAATCACTAACCATGTTCTTGAAGCTAGTCATATTCCGAATGCCAACAGGATAACCATGCCGACGATTGCAATAATGATGTCCATTTTATTTTTCTCCTAATCGCAAGAATCCCAACGAGACATAACTGCTGTGTATTTGTTAGTCTCAGGATTGTGTGTTGTCCTAGTCACTCTGGTGTCGTACCCCAAGGGGTGGTACCTCGTAAGATACCACTCGATTTGTTCATCCAAATCTTCCTTGGTTGTAGCGACTAACGTCTCTTGTACATTTCTTGGCATCTAAAAGTCCCATTCTTTGATGTCAACATCCTTATCAACAAGTGCGCGTTTCAGCCCCCACCATGCGTCATCTACTGCGCGTAGGTCATCGTAGTCTAGTGAACACAACTCACTCACGCGAGTACGAATCGGTACCCATGCCTTGAGCATTGCCAGCATAGCTTGCTGTTGATTAGGTGTCATAGATTTCCAGCACTCAGTTGCTGCTTCTTGGTTGATTTCCCATTCTGTTTTGTCACTCATTATATTGCTCCTTTCATCCAGCCAGGAATGTCCCGACCCTTGTTGTATCTTGCAAACCTAGACTTGTCTGCAATGTAAAAATTACGATACGCCTTGATAGGCCAGCGTTCATTGGTCTTCAACTCATCCATACCACTGAAGCATTGAGGATGCTTGGTAACATGGTTGATGGTATCGACAGGCAAGAATTGTTTGCCGTCAGCCAATGCCATAAAGTGTTTACCTGCGCCATGCATCTTACCGTAGCGATATGTATATTCTTCTAGCATAGCTGCGTACAAATTGAAAGCATAAACGTAGTTGGCTTGGCTACGCATTGCCCATATAGTGCATGGGTGCTTCTGATGTACAGGTTTGTACAAGCTATGTTCTTCTGCATACTCTGGTGCGTGATGCCACAGTGTGGTGCATAACATCTGCGCTTCTTCCAATGGCATCTTCACAATGTGTTGGTCGCATAGCTGTTTAGCTATGGCCGTTGGATGATGGTCAATAAGAAATCTGTTCATCCTGCAAACCTTTCTACAATTCCAACGATAACATGATAGGCCATCCAGCCAAAGGAACCGAACACACAGGCAAACAAAAGCATCTCTATGCCATCATGTGTGAGGTAGTAGTGCGACACCTTGTCCCATAGCTTACTCATGCTCACCTCCATTGCCTCTGCCAAGCCCACCAAAGTAATTAGGCTTACGTCTGGCTGTCTCGAACACACCTGCCGTGATGAACACGCCAGCAATCAGTAGGGCATGTGCAATGGCACTGATACCAAAGACAGTGACAGAACCTACAGACATGGCAAAGATAATGCACCACATCCATGCCAGCACCTGCATCACCATGTGCCGTGTGTTGTTGTCAGGGATGTGGGCCAGCGGATTGTACCGCCAGTCCATCACCAGTTTCCATGCGTTACTCATCACATGGCTCCATTGTAAAGTATACATAGACATCATCTACAGCAATGTGTGGCACGTCCGGCCTCGCGTATTGCTTGCCTGTATATGTGAATGTACAACCCATCTCGTGCTTGTCATTCATGTCATGTATGAACTCAGCGTTGTCTTGCACGAACAATACTGTTGCCATGACTGCTAGTAATCCAATCATAGTATTACCCCTTTCTCTGTCATGCCCCATGTGTTTACTACTGCATCATCGTAATGATGAAAGTAATCTTTCACTTTGTCAATGTCAATCTTGAACCACTCGTTGCGTCGTTCAGTAGCGTACTGTTCTAGTGTACGATGCATGATTGTCTCAGCCTTGCGTCTGTCCACTGTCTGTAGCGTACACACAATCTCGTAGTCACGAAACGGTGATGATGTCTGGTAGCCATTGAGTCTATCTTCTGAATCACTGGCGCAGCCAATCTTCACCCACTCAGGCCATGCCTTGTTGATGATGGCATAGACTTCACCCTGTGGCACACTGTTGATCTGCTGGTGTGACCATGCGTCGTCAAGACTTTTGTAGCGTCCAGGTTTATGCAACGGATGGGACTTAGGAATGTACTTGCCATTCACAAACATGCGTGTCGTATTCTTTTCAGCATGTGTGTCCAGTCGTTGTCGATATCGTCTGTTAGGTGCGACGTACCACCACTCACCATTGTCGAACTCAATGTTGTTTGATCGTGCATAGTTTGTGTCAATCTTCACTGTCATGTGTAATCTCCTTATCGTTTCTAGTATAGGGAATGTCCTCATCGTCTAGCATGGCTAGTACATCTGTGTCAATCCAATCATTATCGAACATCAGTTGTTCCAAGCCCCGTAACATCAGTTGTGTTTCTGTTAGTTCTTCCATGATAGTATCTGTATCCATCAGTCCATCCTCGTAATGAAGTGACCTTCATCTGTAGGCAGGGCAGTGATAGCATAGGGATAGAAGTACACAGTGCCATCCTTTGTATCCATCTTGCCCACATACTGTAGGTCTTCATCCTCATCACAGTTACTCTTGTATGAACCATCTTCTAGTACGTCGCCGCCGAAACGATATAACTCACCAAAGCCATAGCGTTCTGTCATGTAATGCACGATGTCAGATTCACCTAGCAGGTTATACTCTACCACCCAATGCGGCAACAATCCCAGGGATTCTACCAAGTGTTCTTTCGGTGCGTCATAGTGTGTTGTGTTAAGTGTTAGCATTGTGTTGTCTCCCGTTCTATGAATAGTTTTCACGCAGATGTCGGTTAGGATGTGACCATCCCTCGTAGTCCTCATACATGTCAGATGGATAGAACTTACCCTCTGGGAAACTGTCTGTCGTATCTTTGCCATCGACATACGAACCATAGTATTCCATCCCATACTCGACATAGTATGCTTCAAAGTCATACCCTTGTTTGTGCATGGCGTCAAACACTTTGTCTGGTGGCGACCATGCTGTGTCGAACTTGACGACCAGTACATCCTCTACCTCTTCATCAGAGTAGTGTGATGAATGTTCATGTCGGATGTCCCACTTGGTTCCCCAATTCTCTACACGCCAGTCGTACCAGCCCGACGTTGGCTCACCTTCATCATCCCTTGGTTCCGGCACGATGTGTTCACACAGACGCCCTTCCTCAATGGCTTTGACCAGCGATGGGTTGTGGTTCTTAATATACATTACATTCTGACACCAATTAGGCATGATATGTCTCCTTCATTCCATTAAAGATGTGTGATATTACATCAACTGTCCACCCGTTGCCAAGCATTTTGTAGCGTTGGGTATTGCTGACATGATCTGTGTACCCTTCTGGTACTGTTTGCAATCTCTCGCATTCCAGTGGCGTTAGCTTACGATAGTCAGTCATCGTGTCATCAGCAAACACTAGCTGTCGTCTGCGCTTCTGGAAATACTGCGTCAGGTTGCCACCCTTCCAATAGTTAGCGTCGATGCAGTATGACTTGTCTCTATCCACAAAGCCAGACTCAATGACATCCTGTAACTTGATATCCTTGTCGATAGGTTCATAGTACCTACCAGCAAATGATATGTTCGTCCAGTAGTATCGTTGCCGGTTCTGTGCCGACACCTTGTCGCTGTTGATGAACACCGGCTCGACATCTAGCGCGTCACTGATGATGTCCATAGATGACTGCTTCATCTTGACATTCTCTAGCAGAAAATACTTAGGCTTGAGTTTGCCCAGTATTTTTACATACTGCCAGAATAGCTTGGATCGTGGGTCATCAAAGTGACCATGATGTCCTGCGCTGCTAAACCCTTGGCATGGACTGCCACCTATCAACAGGTCGATGCCACCCTTGTCTGCCATAGCATTGACCCAGTTCATAAAGCCAGTGTCGGTGCAATCGCCAAGCTGTACCGTGTCAGGGTAGTTAGCTTGTGCCACCTTGATAGCATACTTGTCTATCTCGCTGGCATAGTATTTATTCACACTGATACCGGCACGGTCTAGGGCAATACGTCCACAGGACATGCCGTCAAACATTGATAGTACATTCATCTGTATCATCCTTTCCATACAGGTTGTCTGCTTCTTCCGGTGTTAGGTCAA